CGGGCTTTAGCTTGGTTGGTGCCCTGATCTGAGAGATTAATCCCGAATCGTTTAAGGCACTTCTTCATGAACGCATCTACAGCAAGCTGTAAGAATTGGTTCATGAGAGGCTCCGACGCGATTGTGCGGTCACAATCAGCATCTTTGGGTACGAATGCTACTTTATTATGTTGTACAATCTCGAGTCGCTCGAGCATGCGTTGATCAAAAGAATCAGGATCCACGCATATGTAACAACGACCTTCTTGCAACATCTCAGAAGGATCAGTTACACTCGGTACATCTCGCACAGTGTTTCGTGCAAGACCTAGCAGTTCCCAGAACATCGGGTACCGCTTTGCAGCGCTCAAAACGTACGGGATTGCAGCCGGCGTGACAGTCCACTTTTCAGCCAAAAGCTTCCTGGCGAAGTGCGTAAACTGTCCGCTCACACCAACTGCGGCCCCGGGCCCCCATCGACACTCTTTGAAAATTTCACTAATAGGAGGTTTCGAACCAATTACGCGACTTATATAAGCTCGCATCCAAGCCACTTTCTGGCTGGGGTCCTGCCCGATACCCGAGAACCCTGTGAAGGGGTCGGAGGTTACTGTCGGGTTATCCAAATTAGTCCTCAACCGGCGACGCACAAGAAGTGCGTTCATATGACGATTGCGGCGCTCACCACGGAGGAACTTCTTCGTGGCGTTAGCGATCCGCACGTCTGTGTCACCGGAAAAAGGATACTTCTTAACAAAGGCGCCAATTTGCGTGTTGATGATTTGCTCATCTTTCGTCTCGTACGACTGTGAGAGAAGCACGCGGGCTAAGGCAACGGCATCCGACGGGCACGCACTATTAAGTGCTGCGTAAATCGGTTTAGCTGCTGCCCAACCTGGAAGCGTCACAACATTTGAAAGGAAAGATCGAAGAAACTTTAGACCCTTCCCCGCATTTGCTTCATTGCATTGCGCTACGGCAACTTGTAGCTCTTTTGACTCATTCTTCGCCGAGTAGCTCAGCGGCGACGCTTGTCGCACGGATGGCCGGATACTTTTAACTTCGGACTTCATAATAAATCTCCTAGGTTGCGTGGATAAAAA